GGCTGTGATGCTGTTGGTAGCGAACGTCGCCGCAACCAAAGCGTCTGCCGCGAAGGCATCGGCAGTAAGTGCTCCTGTTGCGAATGACGCAGCAGCAAGTGAATCGGCTGCGAATGTTGCTGCTACAAGCGCGTTAGCCGCAAATGCGTCTGCGGTGAGGGCGCCAGTGGCGAAGGTGGCGGCCACGAGAGCATCGGCTGCGAAAGCGTCGGCAGTCAGTGCCCCGGTATTGAACGTCGCCGCCACGATGGAGTCGGCTGCGAAGGCGTCGGCTGTGATGGCTCCCGTCGCTAGTGTGGCTGCAACGATAGCATCCGCCGCAAAGGCATCTGCGGTAAGAGCTCCGGTGTTCACGTGCTCCGCGGAGATGGCGTCGTCCGCAATCTTCGCTGCTGTGATAGCATCCGCGCCAAGCACTACTCCGTCAGTGCCCGTGTCGGCCAGGATCGCAGCGACATCGAGATACGGGTCATGCGACACCACGCGGATACCTTCGAGATAAATCTCGTCGGTCCCGTCGTTCATCTCGATACCGAGCGGCCCGAGCGTGTCCACGTCTGCTGCCGAGAGGACCAGAGCGTACAAGCCGGAAGCGCCACTGGCCTTGTCGAGTATCTCGGTGCAGGTGCTCGTGCCGTCCGCGAACTGCCCGCCGGCCTTCGCCACGTCAATCGAGGCAATCGTCTTGCCTGTCGTGTACGCGAAGAGTACCGTGCGCTGTGCCGCAGTCGCTTCGTCAACCTGTACTTCCTGCAACATACCATTTCCTACATAGGCCTTAGCCATGTCTATTCAGCTCCTTTCGTAGCTGGTGAGGTTGCCTCTAGGCAATCACCGGCAGAGTGATGGCGCCCTTGGTCCAGTCCTGTGGGTCCTGGGCCAGATTCACATTGAAGATGTGCCCCTGGGCGCGCCGTGAGGTCGCTACGAAGTTCAGCCACGAGTGCAGAGAGTTGTAGTAACCCGGCTGCTTGGTCGGGTCGAGATACCACCCGCCCGGCTGGAAGCTGAAGTTCCACTTGCTGTTCTTGATGCCGAACATGTGGTCCCAATCTATGATCAGGGCCTCGCTCCCGCCGCAGGTGTACCTGTCGGTAGTCCCGCTGTAGGAGAGTCCGGGCATGTTCGGGTCCCAGATGACGGGGACGGACTTGATGCTGAACGAGTCGTAGCCCCAATCGCGGAACCTGTTGGTCCGGCCGGTTTGCACCTGCACCGGAGTGAGCTGCGCTTCCAGAACGTCGTAGTAGTCCTCGTCAACGCATACGAGGTCGGGCTTCTTGCCGTTGGTGACCTCCATGCGCGTGATCATCTTGGCGATGTTCTGGAGACTCGGAGAGACCGGCACGGTGTAGCTGGTGCCGGCTTCCATGATGTGAGCACGCCAGTACCCGTTCGTGGTGGCATCAGCAGTGATGCCCCCGATGGCGGCTTTGCCGTACTCGGCGTTGTGGTCGTTACAGATGTCCCAGAGGGATGTCGGATGCGTGGCGGAGTGGTCGCCCGGGCCGGTGCCGGAGACGCCGAGGAGTTTCGCGGCAAGGTCTATCCGCAGACTCTCCTTGGCGTTGTTGGTGTAGGCCACGAGCATACGGATGTTCCCCGCCGCGTCCTGCTGGTCAACCTGGTAAGCAGGCAGGCGAATGGCCTCGTAAGCGTGTACGAGGTTGTAGGAGAACTCCGCGCCAATCTCTGGGGTGGTGAAGTCGAGGTCGAGGTCAACGTCAGTAGCCGGGTTGTACCAGTTGTTGGTGATGCTCCCGACCTGAAGGCGACCTTGGAACGAACTCCCCTGGAACGGGCGAATACGCGTCCCGAGCTCCTTGAGGAGCGGCGTCCCTGTGAAGACCTGATCGTGGAGACCAGGCAGGATATATCTGTCGGTGTACGCGTCGAAGGTATCGGCAGTTTCGACGGCTGTAGCCATGTCATTCTCACCTCACTAGGGAGGGAGACGACGGCTGCTGCCGTGTGAGGCGGGATTATCTGGAGGTGCTATCGGGAAAGTGCAGTTTGCTGGCTAGTTCCGTATCAGCCATCATAGCTTCTATCATGTCCTCGGGGTTGTCGTACACCGGCGTCGCCTCTGTGCCTTTGCGTGCTGCTGGCGGCAGGGGCTGTGCGCGTGGCGGCTGCGGCTGCAATCCAGGCTGCTGTGGTGCCCGAGTTGCGGGCGCCGGCTGTTGCGGCTGGCCCGCCTGTCTCGGCACGAAGCGGTCTGCGTTTGCTGCCATGTATGCCTGTCGCACGATGTCCGGCGTGTACGCTTTGGGGTCCCACTGTGCTATCTGGTCATAGACAGCATCTTGAACCCCTGGCTCTGCGGCGTGGGGGAACTCTTCGGCCAGCCTCTGGTAATCGGCGTCAACCGTAGCGCGGATGCGCTGCGCTTCGGCCTGCTCGTTCTCATTACGCAATGGCTGCAACTGCTTCTGCACTTCCGGCGCTATCATCTGCTGGATGCGTTGGAGTTGCCACACGGCGAACCGGTCCCCGTCCTCGCCCGGATGCTGCTCCATAAACTCCGCCACCTGCTCCCGTGCCATCTGCTCCACGTCTGTCAGCGTCTGGACTGGCGGGGTGGGGGGGGGAGTCGGCTGTTGCGTCTCGTCGAGGTTGATAGTCCGGCCCCGAATCTCCTCAAGTGCCCGTCTCTCGTTGGCGAGCTTGGTCGTCTTTTCCCTGTAGTCTCTGTCTCTGAGGAGGTGCCCTCTGGCGATCTCGGCGTTCTCGGGGTTCGTCAAGCCTTCGGCGAGTTGCTCGGGGCTGAGTTGGCTGAGGTCGGTATTGACGTTCCACTTCTCGACCTGAGCTTCCGCCGCTGGTGGCGCGTCGTCCGGAGCTTGCTGGCCCGTGGTGTCGCTAGCCGATTCAGGGGCCGCTGGCTGACCGAGTTCGGCTGGGGGGCTTACTATTGCCCCGCCCTCCGGCTGTCCGGTTCCGGCGATCTGTTGTTCGTCCGCTCCTACCATTTTCTCGAATGTCCTCCCGTTGGTTTACCCCGTTCACACGAACGGGGGTACGTCGGGGAAAGAAGGTTAGAACATACCTGTTGGTTTTGTCAAGGTGTCGGCTGTTGCGGCGCTTGTGGCGGTGCCTGCTGTCGCCCGCCGCCCTCTTCCTCTTCCGGCTCGTATTCGGCCATCAGGAAGGCCTCAACAGCCTCGGCCAGTTGCTCATCCTCCATGAGCCGCTCCAGAAGCTCCTGCTGTTCCTCGTCAAGCGGTCGTTGCGCCACCAGCGCCTCGCGTATCTCGACAAGTGCCACCAGGTCGTCCGGCTCAAGGGCCTGCTGAAGAATGTGTATCGCCTGCTCCGGCGGCATGGTGGGCTCCCCCATGTCCGGCTCCTGCATCCCCTGTTGCTGCGCCTGTGCGCCCATCTGCTGCTGCATCTGCGCCTGCATCATCGCCTGCTCTTTCGCCTCCATGCGCTGGTTTATCTGCTGGCGGTTCGGGAAGTTCAGTTCCTCCAACAGCGCCATCCGGTCAATGCCCTCGATCTGATAGACGCGTATGGCCTGGTCGGCCCTCTGCGCCTGACTCATCGGCATGTCACCGCCGGTCTGCACGACCACGCGCAGGTCCTTCGGGGCCCGGACCTCCTCACCGATGCTGAAGAACCTCTTGGCTTTGCCAATAAGTCCGAGATTGTCTGCGCTCACAACCTCCGAGAGTTCCTCGGGCTGCACCTGCCCTCTGCTCATGCCCTCCTGCGTCATGTGGCTCATAGACCGCGGCTCGTTGTAATTCGCCTGCATCGCTTCGAGAACCATCTGGCCCACCAGCTCAAACGCCAGCGCCACCTCCCTGATAATCTCGCGAGGGCGCGTGAGGGCGGCTTCCTGCAACGCTTGTATCGCGACGCCGGCCTGTACGCCTGTCGGTCGCTTCCCGCGCGTGACATTATGGACGCCGCTGATTACGTCGAGAGCTTCGCGGTTCATGCTCACCATGTTCCAGAGGTCAGAAGGCAGAGGGATACCGCCGAGACGCTCGATGCCAGCCTCCTGCTTGGTGCCCTGGAACTTGTAGGCATGGCCAGGGGCGTTACTTATTTCCTGATTTGGATCCCCGTAGATGGCAACCTGCGGGTTGGCAGTGACCCGCGCGTTGATGTTGAAGCGCAGCCGCAGAAGATTGATGTCGTCCTGCACGTCCCGAAGCTGCTTGATATCAGACGAACCCCAGATGTCACGCGGGTTCCGCTGCGGCGCAAACAACACCACCGGCCACCGCTCCCCCAGAGGGTTCGGCCCTGAATACAGCATCTGCTCTCCGGTGTAGATGGTCAGGCGCTTCCCGAACTCGTGATATACTTCCCACACCTCAATCAACTCTTCGGCTTCGGCGCTGACGCGCTCTTTGCCCGGTCGCGTCGCTCCCGTCCACTCTGACTTCGCCGCGTCCTCCAGTTTGATCTTCGCGTACGCCCCATCGCCGGAGAATATCTTCTTCGCCTGCTCCTTGGAGTATTCGTTCAGCAAGGCCACGAACTCGCAGTCCTCTAGTCTGTCGGCCGCCGTGTCAGGGAAGATGCAGAAGGGGTCTTGCCAGGTGACAGCCACATCTCCATTCTCGCCCAGGTCAGGGTCGTACCATATCTTCAGCGCACCGGTGCCGAGGATCACGGCATCCTCCAGCGCCATACGCAGCTCCGTGCGAACTGCCCGCCGGTGGTAGTACGCCTGTATGTAGTCGGTCACATTGTCCTTCAGGTCGGCCTGGGAGTCCACCACGTACCACATCGGCGCCGAATCCAGCAGAATCGGCACCGTTGTCCGCACGATGGAGAACACGAAGTTGGCGATGCGGAGCTCCTGCTTTACCCACTTCTCCTGGTCCTCCATCGCAAAGGCCTTCTTCTGGCCTTCGCCCTCGTAGTAGTCGTACAGGTCCTTCCAGTCCGAGTGTTGCTGCTGCGCGATACTGCGCGATCGCTTCACGCGCGTCGTCAACTCTGCGAGTGCTTCTCGTGACATCTTATCTGCCATTGTGAACACCGCCTACATTACTGGTATCTTCTCGCCTTTTCCTGAAGAACTCTGCAACTCTATGCCGAGTACACCCATCATCCCCCTCTGCTGAGCGGTCATCAGCGTCTTCTCATTCGCGTTGCGGAGGAACTTGTACTCGTCGTTGTCGGGTTCGTCCGGCGTCTTACCTGCATATCCGTAGCGCCGCGCCCGCTGCACACCGTAGGCCAGCGCGTCAATGATGTCGTCCTTCTTCCCCTTCGGGAACCGCAGCAACTGCTCCTCAAGCGCAGAGTCCTCAAGCCACGGCGCATGATACACCATGCCGGCGGTGTACGGGGGCTCCAGCGACTGCACGATCCGCGAGTGCTTGTTCTGCTGCGTGACCGGGAGGGCAATAAGCGGAAGGGGCGTTTTCTGGCGCGTAGTCTCCTGCTGGATATTCTGGAACATCACCTTCCCGCCGCTCCCCATCACTTCCACGCACACCTGCAAGGGCCGGTGCTTCCGGTACATGATGAAAACGCCGTTGATGCAGGCGGTCGCGGTCTTGAAACCCGTCTGGTAGTCAATCACGTAGATGTTCCCGTCGGCGTCAACACCCACGACCACGATAGCCGGGTCACTCGACCCCTCCCCAGAGGCCGGGTCCACAATGATGTAGCTGCCGACATCCGGCAGTTCTTTGTACGGCTTGAACATTTCTTTATGGAAGAGTTGAAGCTCTGCCGGAAGTGGCTCCAGCATGTACTGCGAGGAGAAATGACTGAGCCCCATCAGGGCCTTCTGAGCGGCCACCACTTCATCATCCCACTCATCGGGGAAGAAATACGTCCGCTCCCCCTTCTCTTCCTTGTACACCGGCTCAATCCAGGTGTCCAGGTACTGACTCCAGCCCGGATCATCCAGCACCCACCCGTACATATCCCAATCCGCATACCGCGTCCCCAGCACTACCAACTCCTCCGTGTCCATCGTCGGCGGCAACTTCTGCATGTAGTCAATGACGTGCTGGTGCACCTTCGGCGTCTGGATGTTCGTGTCCGTCACCGCGTCGTCTATCGTCATGCTGGCAACGTGCCGGCCTGCGATGGACTGCTTCACCGTGCGGAACTCAAACGTCGGGGACTGAATATCAGACCGCCCGGGCCGCTCGATAGCTCGTATCTTCGTACTCCAGGCGTTTTTCTGGGGTTTTATGTCGGGGTAGAAGAACTGGAAGATGGGGTCCTCAAGCAACGTCGCGATTTTTCCAGAGATAATGTTCCTGAAATCGTCGTCTGCCGTTACGACAATGTGGCAATCATTGGGACGCTGTATCACCCGCTGCACATTCCGAGCGTAATTGCAGATGGTGGTCTTGAACCCCGCCCGGTGTATCAGCCCCATGCGCCGGCCGCCCTTCGGATTCTGCGCCCACCGGCACATCCTCCCATGCGGACCGTCAACTGCCGAAAGTCGTGTGTACTGCAATATCACCGTCGCCAGAAAGTGCAGGTCGTCACGCCCCTGCTGCGCCAGCTCCTCGCGCCGGTCGTCCTTCATCCGAGCGAAGCAGCCCCCAATAAACCAGCCATTCGGCTGGAACATCTCCCCAATCAGACCGTAGTGCTCGTAATGACTCACCTTCCGCTGCTGCTCCGTAGTACACAGTGACTCCGTCCGCCGACCACCAGCATCCTGCATCAACTGCCGGTAACGGCGCTCCCGGTCACGCTTAGCCTTCCGCTTCGGCATCCCCGGCATCTACGGGCTCCTCGTCGCTGAAGGTGACATCACAATTCTCGTGAAGGTCTCCCACCGTATTTGCCCTACGCTCCATCGCTGCCTCCGCTGCCTCTGCATCCCCGCTCAATCCCACAGCCCCAGGCTCCTTGGCTCCCAAAGCAATCTTCGCAGCACTAAGCCGAACCGTAGCATTCTCGTCATCAAGCATCGCACTCAAACGCGCCAAAGCCTTCTCCCGTAACTCAGTCAGCGTCATCCAGCACCTCCTTCAGATTTACAACGAGAGCACAGGTTGGGCCTGAGGCCTCACATTGCCGGGTTTACGGCCGCTTCCTCGCGCATAGCTGATCAGTCCAGGGAGGGTCAAAGCCCTCTCGCCCAGGCCAGTATCAACGCGACTCTCCTGCCTCACCACGAAAACCATATCCAAAATTGCGCTCAGCAATCCCGGCCGGGTGAAGCAGGGCCTATGCTCTCAAAGGGCGCTTACAACGGTACTGAAGGACTATCAGTCAGCCCGACTTCTGGCCGCGCTTGTGTTCCTGGTCGGCCTTCTTGGCCTTATCCAATTCGGCCTTAGGAACAGCAAGCAGGCATTTAGCCAGTCGCTCGAAGCGCTTGTCGCTGGATGTGGCTCGTATTTCAGACGCCTTGGCTTTCACGCCGCGATCTGTATTGATAGCAAGTACACCTTCTTCTCGTCGAACGTGTAGTAGATAACTAGCGATGGCGCGGCAGGAACATCGTTCGTTGGGAGAAACCAGACACATGAGTTATCCGCAACCTGAGTCCCTTTGGCGGTAGGATCGCGGGATAGAGTCCATTCCGCCCCCTCCACAAACTCATCGGCACGTTTGACGTTTGGTTCTATGTCGGCAAGTTGTTCCTCGAACCGCGTCTCTTTGACGACGCCTCTCATATCGCCGCTGCCTCCAGACAGGCAACTGCGTCGTCCTCCAACATCAAGCCCATCTTGCGTTCCTCATCAGTTGGTTGTCTTGAACCGACTAACGCGGTGACGTAAGGAATGGTTTCCCCGTCCTTCGCCAACTGCCAACCAATAAACCGATGAGACACGTCACTCATCTCGCGGGCGTTCTTGCCCCAGTGTTCTTTCACCAAGTTCTCCACTAGCCTGAGCTCTTCAGGAGCAAACTTTTTGGTGTTGGGAAGCCGGAGGGCTAATGGCCGCTCCAAACTTCGCCCGAAGTAGTCATGGATGCGCACGACGATATCTGGGTCTGATTCAGGCGGCTTGCGGAAGGCGGGTATTACTCGCAATAGAGCACGCGGCGCTGGCCCCAGCGGAAGACGCTGGTACTCATGTCCGGTGATAGACTTACCGAAGATTAGGTAGCTAAGGAAGTCGCAGAAGAACACCACTTTATTCAGTTTGATCTTCCCGAACGGCTCGTCCCCCTCCGAAAGCGTGGACACGAGGATAACCAATTCCCGCAGTTTCACGTCACTTGACTTCTGCTTAGGCATGGCCGTCTCCCTTCCATCTCTCATTCAAGATTAGCACATTCGGAGTCTTGGCGCAATAGGCATATTGAGGCATCTTGTTTCGGCAAGCAGGAATGTCTTGCATATATGTCGAATGATAGTGCTACCGCCGGGCTCCGGCACAACTCGACCTTTCGCTGTCTAGCACACGCAATGGGCAGGGCGTGCTTGCTTGGCGCTCAGAAAGGAGAGTTGCTTATGCCGATAAGCCCAAGCATGGCGCAAGCAAAGGTGCGCCAGGCTCAAAACAAGCTGAAGAGCAATCTTCGCCGTTTCGAGTCTGACATGCGCCGCCAGCAGCGGGAACTCGAAAGAGCCACCCGCGAGCTGAGACGCCTGCGCTAGACCAAGGCTGGAGCCCGGCGGCAAAACCAGGTTGTCAAGGAGGAAATATGATGGCATCGTTCAAGGATGTATTTATCCAGGCCATACACGACAAGATGAAGGTCAGAATCACGTTCTTCTCTAAAGAGGACGGGAAAGACATCACTCGCCTATGTGCTCCAATGGACTACGGTCCCGGTCGTAAAATGCACGACCAGAGCGACCGCTACTGGCTATGGGACTACAATAGTGATACGGGCGTACACCCCCTTCCCCTCAAGGAGGAACAGATACGATCAATGGTAGTCCTTGAGGATTCTTTCGACCCGGATGAGTTCATCAGGACATTTTCATCAGCCCCATCATGGATCATCCCGAGGGATTGGTGAGGCACGCTCGGATCAGTTCGACTAGTTTGAGTGCCGTTGGCCTATCCTTTAGCGCCACATAATCCTTTTCTTCTGGATTGTGGTCGCTGAAGCTCACGCCAAACTCTAGTTGCCCCCTATCATCCTCGCTTCTAACTACCAGCGGAATGCAGCGCCGTTCTGGATTGGTTTTCATTGTTGTATCCATTCCAATTGCCTCCTTTTGGTGCGCCAAGTATATTATTACC